GCCATAGCCAGAGCCAGAGCCATAGCCAGAGCCATAGCCATAGCCATCGCCAGAGCCATAGCCATAGCCATAGCCATCGCCATCGCCAGAGCCATCGCCAGAGCCAGAGCCATAGCCAGAGTCATAGCCATAGCCATCGCCAGAGCCATGGCCATCGCCAGAGCCATAGCCATCGCCATAGCCATAGCCATCGCCATAGCCATGGCCATGGCCAGAGCCATAGCCATAGCCAGAGCCATAGCCATCGCCATGGCCATCGCCATAGCCATTTATGCCCACGGTTCTTCCTCCCACAACAACCGTGCCGGGCTAGTTGTGTCCATGATTGATGTAACTCCGTTTAGTGTGATGCCTGGAATACATGGCGAGATTTTGCTGCCTTTCTGCGGGCCAATCGACGCCAAACCTAACACGCCACGAGTAGCCTCAGACCAATACACACACATTCTAGCGTTTTTCAATTCGACCACATCGCCTTCATGTTTTACCAGCACGCCGGAAAACACACCTCTCCGATCTTTGTCAGTCGTTACAACCACAAATCGTTCATCCATCACTCGCCATCCTTTCCGCCCTTCCGGGCTTCTGTGTTATACATTGCCTCCACCGCCTCGATAGCCTCGTCTAGTCGTAGGTCCTTCTGCCGGGTCAGTGACCCCATGTAACGAGCCACATTTTTCGCCGCCTCCACCAACTCTCGTATCCGCTCCTCTCGGCAGGCGCAGGCGGGGTGGTGGGTTTCGCATTGTCCGTCGGAACTCATTGTTCGCCGCCCTTTCTGTTTTCTTTGTCCATAGCTTCATTGTGCGGATTTATCCCAGGATTGGTCACAGCCCCGTTGTTCTCTATGTTTGCCCAACTCCATTCAGCATCACCACGTACACAAAGTTCAAAGCCTATCTCGCCGCTGGGTAATTCTGGATGATTGGTTTCCCTTAGCACTTTTTGCACCTTGTCTGCTATCTCTCTTTTTTGTCTCATCGAAAACATCACTCGCCATCCTTTCCGCCCTTCCGGGCTACCTTTCTTTTGCTATACGTTTTCTGGCGCAATCGTCACATATCACGCTCCTAAAAGTATCTCAAACGCCTATTCGGGTTCTTCGTCTTCTGTTAGGGTATATACTGTCATATTCAGGTCTTCAATTGGCTCATCTATATCACCATAGATACTAGCCAGCGTCCATGCGTACGACCGAATCTCGTTGTAGGCATCTCGCATTTCGTCCCAACTCCAATCGGGGATGTTTTCTTTATTACCATCTATCAATCGGCCTAGATGGCTGACCGAACGCACCATGTTTTTTCGTAGCCCGTCAAAACTAACTTTCATTCCACCTGCCATGTCATTCTCCTACCGGGTTAGTGTTGTCTCACGACAATATGTAGCAATCAGCAACGCATCAGCTATGGCGTGGGTCATCTTAATTTTAGGATACCGCCGTTGCGCCTCGGCCTTGTCGATGTTTTTCTTTTCGGTTTTCGTTTTTTTAGGCTTGCCCTTACACAAACATCCCATACGAGCCTTCCACTTTTGCGGCGATACCAATTTGTGAGGTATTTGTAGGGCGATTAAAAAACCACGCAACATGCCAAACTGGTTGCCAAATTTGAATGTTGAAACCACTCCTTGCTCTGGCATTGAGTGAACATCCTCAATAATTGCGGTAATATCACTAGATGGTAAGCCAAGTAGCCGGTCATATATATCACGATCTGTTAGCGGCTCAAATCCAAAGACCTCTATAATTTTGCCATTCCAGCTTAATACTGCCGCCCCGCCTTTTCCGCCTGGATCGATTCCTAGATAGTTCATTTCGTCACCTCACTTAGTCAGCAACCTCCCGCGACTCTTCGGCGGCATGGTCGTATTCGCGGACAATCTCTCGCGAATACAATCCCGGCGGTACGGTGATCGTCCCGTGCTCTTCATGCACGACAGTGGCGGTTTCTATCGCCTTCAGCACTAATACCCCATCGCCAAGGTCATATACTTCCGCCCCCGCACTGGACACCCGGTGAGCGTGCCCCGTCGCCTCGCCTTCCGCTAAAATTCCACCCTTAACTTTTTCCGCTTTGCTTAAATCCATGTCGTCATCTCCTTACGTTAGAACTATTGGTTGTGATTTATATGTGGGGGCCTCTGGTCGCAAGATAACATCGCCTTGCTGATACCACTCAGCCCCATTCTTATCATCAATTTGCTTGTCTGTTAATCCGTTACGGAAATTTAATGCCGCCTGTACCGTCTGACAATCCATCGGCACACCCTCGACGTGCCAAGTGCCGATAGACGGATTCAGCATTTTTAAGTATCGCCATTTTCGCCCTTCCCCCACCTGCAAATCCCCCAACTCATAATCACCCGATTTGTCTATCTGCTCAACCTGTCCCTTGTCCCATATCCGATCAATACCCACCTTGCGGACAAACTCGCGCCGGACTTCGGCATTATCGATCTCTGTTATCGCTTTAGGGTCAATATTTTCGACGCTGGTGGTTACTAACCATTCCGGCACGCTAACGCCGTTCAGGACCCACACCCCCCACCCGTCGGAATATTCCACGGCCATACCGTCGGCGCAATGCAACCTGCCGTCAGCATCTAATTTGACCTGTGGCTTCTCGCATACAAACACCAACCCCCCCAACGTATAGCACCAGCCCGCCGATAAGGCCAGTTTGTACCACATATCTATAACCGCGAAATTATCGTCGTGTGGCAAGAGCTTGTATTTAGTGTAAAAAAGGTGGTACCCTACCCACGCTATATCGTGCTGGCCCAAACACCACAGGCTAATATTGTCCGCAATATTGTCCTGAATGTTGTCCTGAATGTTGTTCGCAATGTTGTCCCAAATGTTGTCCGCAATGTTGGCCACAATGTTGTCCGCAATGTTGTCCCGAATGTTGGCCGCAATGTTGGCTTGAATGTTGGACCGAATGTTGGCCACAATATTGGCCCAAATGTTGGACCAAATGTTGTCCCGAATGTTGGACCGAATGTTGTCCCGAATGTTGTCCGCAATGTTGGACCCAATGTTGTCCCGAATGTTGGACCCAATGTTGTCCCGAATGTTGTCCGCAATGTTGGACCCAATGTTGTCCGCAATGTTGTCCGCAATGTTGGCCGCAATGTTGGACCCAATGTTGGCCGCAATGTTGGCTTGAATGTTGGACCGAATGTTGGCCGCAATATTGGCCCAAATGTTGGCCCAAATGTTCTTCCGAATGTTGGACCCAATGTTGTCCCGAATGTTGTCCGCAATGTTGGACCCAATGTTGTCCCGAATGTTGGACCCAATGTTGTCCCAAATGTTGGCTTGAATGTTGGCCCCAATGTTGGCCCCAATGTCGGCCTGATTCCTCAAAAAATGGATGATAATATTGGCAGACATCGGGCTCTGGCCCCACCAAAACTGCGGTGTGGGCAAATTTAGCCGCTGATAAAAACTCGTGAATACCACGGTCACCGCCTCGCGGTCAATCGGCCCACGGTCACGGCCAATCCGCAAGCACTTGTCCCTAAATTCCACTATCCCATCCTGCTGCTGTTGTGTGAGTTTTGTAATCATTTCGTCACCTTTTTGCGCGCCTGCGCAATATGGTTAGTAGCCCCTCTGTTTTTTCAAGCAACCCTGCGAGCAATAATGCAGCCCGCTAATTTCTCCGTTTGACGGCTTCCCACACGCCCCACATTTGGGCGGCTCCCGCTTACGCCCCGCACCACCTGCCTTCTCTTCCCATCGCCGATTGTACAACCATGACTTAAAGTGCTTCCAATTGGGGACAAATTTATCAGCACTGGCCAGCCAATTACGGGAGGCAATCTGGGCTTTGATAGCAGGGGTCAGCAGTGGCAGGACTTCACGCCAGTCGGAATGTTTCTTACAAAAGCTGTCGAACTCCGTTTAAGTGCCCAGTACGGTTCCCGGATATGCCTGGCGAGCTTTTTCAAAAACCAACATATACTCTTTATCTTTATTAGAAAATGAAGATGAAGATGAAGAAGGGGGTGTTACTTTTACGTTATCCAAGGCGTTACATTGTGCGTTATTTTCACCATCTTGCTTATCTCGGTGTCGTTTCTGCCTGTCATTGTTAGACTTACGTTCCGTATCCTCGCGTCTCATCCGGCGACACTCTACCGTTACTTTTTCGTTACAAAACGTTACTCGCGCAAAATCTTGTTCGTTATTTTCAGCCAAAAACAAATCAAACTCCTGCTCAATACATCCGAGCAAGCGGCAAAATCCAGCCTTCGTCCCCTGTATCTTGCCCCGCTCTTTTGCCCCCCACATATGGGATAAAATGTCTATCCAAATTCCTTTGGTACTGGTGCTGCACATATGCAAACCGCTCTCGCGCAGCCAGTCGCCGGGGTAGAATTGGAATGCCGGTTGTTTTGCCATTTACTCGCTCCGCTATTCGTACCACACGTCTAAAGTTAGGAATACTTTGTCGCTGCCGAAGGTTTCTAGGAGGTGGTTAAAAAGGTAGCCGTACATCGGCGTAGGTACCATTTTCATATCTGGTTTTTCATGTCAAGCTCCTATCAATTCGGTGGGGCCAACGGTATGATCCAGCAACGCAAACCTGTCCTGCTCCGCCGCTATACAAATAATCCTGTCTCCCCGACCATCTTATCAACGCCATCTAAATTTTTAACCGATTGGTCATAATATGATTGCTTTAGTTCAACCCCAACACCCTTACGACCATTTATCACAGCCCCATAAACTTCCGACCCAACCCCCATAAATGGCGTAAATACAACCTCCTCCGGATTGGACCGCAAAACGACTACTCGGTTAATTACATCTAATTGCAACGGGTGGACATGCTTTTCGTCGTCTTCGGACCGGCCCCCCTTAAAGGACAGAACATTATCAATTCTAATGTCATCCCAAAACGAGCTTGCATATTGTCGCCAAATCCAATGAGAGTACCTATTCTCCGTCTGCTTACCGGAGTGATCTTTATAGTGCAATAGATCGGCGGGGATATCTCGCTCCCCATGATAAACCTGCAGCCCGGCGGGGTGGGCTATGGGCACGGCGTTTTCTCCATGCTTGCGGAATATTAATAAGTAATCAGCAGACGCCACCCCGCAATAAATAGAATCATCTACTACGGTTTTGTGGGCGAGGTTCTTTTGCATTGTCCGGTTACGAACCGCAAGCGGCTCTTTCCATATACAATGGCGGGCGATATAATGGAAGCCCTCTGATTCGTGAAGTCTGATAATATCGCCTGGGAAATCAACTATATGGTCAGAGCCAGAATTGCCGCTGGGCACATCCATGCAATGTACCGCCGTGCATCGGCCCGGCTTAGTCAGGCGGGCCAACTCTGCAATCACAAAGCGATAATGCTTAAAAAAATCATCGTAACCGTCGGCGTTGGATAAGTCCCGCTCACTGCTGGAATAATGGTATAACCCGCCAAACGGCGGACTATAGACTGATAGATCAAGGGAGCCGTTCGGCATATCTGCCATAACCTCAATGCAATCGCCATTGTAAATTGCATACTGTTCGGTAATGATTTGATTATTTACACCCATGACGGAGCCTCCAGTTTTTCGGGGTATGCTGTAGTAGCTTTAATATGTAACGAGTTGTTCATTTCTCTTACCAGGTGGGTAAACATAGTGTCGGCCTGCAACTTCTTCCGCCGCAAATTACCAACACTATGAGCATCTCCCTGGGTGTAAATTAGATCGACTCTAACTTCTCTCTTTTGCCCAAACCGCCAACAGCGGCGGACCGCCTGATAGTATTGCTCATAGCTATAGTTAGGAAAAAAGGTAACGCGGTTGCAGTGCTGCCAGTTCAGGCCCCAGGCTCCAATTTTGGGCTTGGTAATCAATACCCGCTCCCGTCCATTAGTAAAGGCCATCAATTTATTCTCTTTGCTGTCATCGGAATCCTTGCCGCTCACTTGGATCGCGTCAGGAATCAACCTCTCTAAAAGATCGCCCTCATCGTTTAGATTGCACCAAACCACGGCGTAATCTGGGCTGTTATTGATTAAACTCGCCGCCAATTCGCATCTGTCTTTAATGGTTGCCCGCCGTTCGTCCCTAACCTCTTTTAGTCCTTCTGCTGGCAAAGAAAACAACATATCTTTAGCGGGCCTGGTTATGTCTATCCGGTGTTCGACCTCTGTTAGTTTTGGGAGTATAAACCCGTCGTCATCATATCCCATATCTGAGGGGGTTCGTACCGCCCGCGACCAGCTTGTGACCCACCTCCAAAAAGACTGATGAGCGTGCCCCTTCAGCCGCCATTTAGTGGCCTCTGTGTATCTCCCCCGGCGATTCGTCGCACAATTATTCTGATCGTTCTTAAAAAACCGGCCCAACATATCCATATAACCAAGATAACCCAACGCCTCGCTCGATGTTCCTAATTCTACAAAGTCGTTAGGGGCGGCCGTCGCCGTTGCCAGCAGTCGGTATTGAAGTTTACGCATAAAGATATTTAGCTTGTTCTTAATTGTCCCCTTAAAGTTTTTTAGAATAGAACTTTCATCCAGCACGATCCCGGCAAAATCCTGGGGGGAAAAATGGTGTAGCTTTTCATAGTTGGCAATAACAATACTAGCGTTATTATTCGTATGGCCATATCGCTCAGTATTGATCCCGAACTTAACGCCCTCTTGTTCCATTTGAATCCCCACCGCCAAAGGGGTCAACAAAAGCACCTTTCCTCCTGTGTGCCTAACAACATTCTCCGCCCATACCAATTCCATAATACTCTTACCCAAACCACAATCCGCAAAAATAGCATCCCGCCCTTTCCGTACCGCCCAATCGACTAAATCGCGTTGAAAATCGAATAGATAGTCCGGCATAAATACTGGCTCAAACCCAAAGTTGTCACCGGCCTGGGCCTTCGCTTGCAGATATTCTTGGTATTTTGTGGTCATTCGGCCTCCAGCTTATACCGTGCGTAACCGCTCTTGTTAAGGTTCACGACGCTCAGCCCTGTTTTTCGCAACTCCAATATTCTCGCCCCTAAACGAAAACAGCCGTAACGGTTCAGGGCTTGTATGGGGGTTAATGTTCGGCCGGACCGTAGATGCTTCAATATCGCCTTTCGCTGTGAATCCATAAAAGCCTCCGTGCCTCGTAAAAGGCAAATCCGTTTGTCTCTATCCCTGGATACGTTCAGTCGTTTTTGCTTTATTGTGTATCAAACGATATGCTAACATCTGTTCGCCAATTGGTCTTTATGGACGTCTCAACAGCGTCGGCGAATGCCTTGGCCAACGACTTCTGTCGTGCCGGTTTTTTGATCTCGGTCAATACGGCGTTGCGTATTTTTTTGCTGTTGTTGGCCAACCAATCACACAATGCTTCTTTGGCCGCCGCTTGAATCGCCCGATTGGATATGACTTCTAGGTAGTCAAACTTATTATCGCTGTCATATTTGCTTTTGGTTCCATTTGAGCTGACTTTATCTCGTAGGGCTATGGTCACAGCCTTGGCTATCAACCCTTCTTGGCTTCCTAGGTTTGCGGCAATGGCGGCCTGTATCTGTTTTTCCAGTACGCTCCTCACGATGCCGTCATCAATCTTCATGCTGACTAAATCGTTCTCGCCCATGGTTTTACTCCTTCATTAAATTTGTCTATCCCCAATTAACTTACATCAAAATGGCATATCGTCTTCCGCTGGCGTTGTTTGCTCTGGTTCCGCCTGCTGTTGGGTCTGCTCTCTCTGTTCCCCCCCAGGCACCGTCAGTGGTGGTGCCGGTACAGGCGGCGGTGTTCCGGTCGGTTTCGTGCTGGTCTTCCATTTGTCTTGTAAGGCTCGCAGCACATCGCTAGCTGGCGGCTCTGTCTCACTGGTAACTGTACCGCTGATATCCCACTTTTCCCGCGTCTTATTCATGTATGTATCGTGTTCGCAGTTTACCGCAAAGAACTCATCGGTAATGTCAGGGTTCTTAAAGTCGCCGTTAAATTTGAGTGTTTCCAGTTTCTTCTGTGTGTATGGCCATGCGCCATCGGTAAGCGACAGATAGATAGTACGTTCCTGAAGCGGCTCTACCGACTTCCACTCACCCGCTTCCACCTGATGGGTTATGTTCATTGTGATTTCAAACTGGGGGCTTTTCTTGCTTTTGGATACCCCCACCGCTACCATTACTTTCTGAGCCAAATATTCTCCTGCTGCAAACATGTGTCACGCACCTTTCTTGTTGAAGTATTGGGCGATAGTTGCCCAGCTTAAGGACGGGTCTGCCGGCAGATCAATCTCTACTGGCATCCCATAGCGATTCTTAGCATCGAACGCATCCCGACGTTCGGTGTAAACTACCCGCTGGGCGCCACCGACACCTTTGCCCTTGCGAAGTTGCTCGGCCTTTTTGTTCTGGTCGGTTATGATAGTAGAGTGGAAGTTACCAAACAACACAGCGTCTGCCCACTTGTGTGTCACCGCCCAGGTCTTTTCATGGCAGTCAGCAACATACCGATCGAAGTCCGCACCCATCGGGTTTCTGAATGGTTTGATACGGCAATGAGACAGGAATAGAACCGCGACATTATTTTCATGCAGCTTGTCCATGGCGACCAGCAGTTTGAGCCATTCGGTAATTGAGATATCATAACCTTTCTGATAAGAGCCAAACCCCTTATCACCCCACTCGCCCTGGAAGTCTCTGGTACAAACATGCTCATGGCAGAGCCGTTCAAAGCCGCCCATCGCATCTAATACAATAGTTTCATATTCAGTCAGGGCCGGTATGGTTGCCAGTAGAGCAGGCCAGTTATCGATGTGGGCTCGTGGGACCAGCGGGGCCAGCCCACTGCTTTGCAGGGTTTCGTAGCCTGTTTCGCCTCTGGCCATCAGGATGATAGGCTTAGGGGTATAGGCTCCGGTGGTCGATTTCCCAAAACCCTCGGTAGCGTTGAAGATTATACGTGGCCTTTTTGCTACCGGCGCACTCGTTAGAATCTCAACCGCCGCTGGCGAATGGCCGTTGCCATTGCTTTTAGGCGGCGGCAAGGCCGATGGTGGTGCGGCTGTCGGTTTTGGTATCTCAGGCATTTTTGCAGTCATAACTTACTCCTCTAATTCTTGATGTACATTCTCTACACATTCAAATCCTTCCGGCACAATGCCGGAATTTATGTCATAGCCAGCCGCACAAATTTTATCAAAGAACATGCACTTGCCAAATCCTATACAAATTTGAGTATTACGTGGCCAGTGATTTTTCAGTTGGCAACTGCGAATTATCATGGCCCACTGCTGCAACTCATAACGGAACTCTTCCAGATCAGACTGCAGCCTGGGTATTTCCTGCCGGGCGTAATAGAAGTCAGGCCGTTCAGCAATGTCAAGTCTCAGCCGCTCGGCATATTCCACGGCGTTTTCCATTCGGTAATACATCTGCTGGGTCTCTGTATCGTTTACTAATTGTTTCCACTTACCATTAGCGTTCTTTAGTCGTTCGCCGGTATGTTTATTAACTACCTGCTTAACCCCGTCGGCATCTAAGGTTGGTATTCGCTTGGGTTTAATAGTTGGCTTGCGGGTCGCATCATATAGTACAGTTTCAATCCGAACCCCATTACTATTAGCCCCCAGAAAATACATACTGATCTGTGAGTCAATTCGCAGGCGTTTCCAAAAGTCCGAGTCCGGTGACAGGTCAGCGCTACAGGTCTTATGTTCTACTACCGCAAGGCGACCATCACACAACTCCGCCGCACCATCATATTTGCCTGCTGCCGTAAAGGTTCTAGATGATCGTCCTGAATCTGGGTTTATAATTGGCATGTCAAACGCTTTTTCGCTGGCAACATATTTTATTGCTGAATCGTACTCAGACCATCGCCAGATATAACCACATAATAGGGTCACAACCATAGCCTGTTCGATTTCCCAGTCTTCTATGAACGCCTGATTGTCAGGCATTGATTCCGCATAACTGGTATATACCGCCTGAGCAACGGCATCGACATCAATTGGTTCGCCGAGTATGAGTTGTTGTTTATACACATCCAAACCGTTGTGAAACTCTGTTCCAACCCGCAATGGCTTGGCTTTTTGAATAGGTCGCCAGCCTAGCTCATAACATAAGTAGTGTTTCCGCAAACACGCCTTAGCTGTTTGCAAGCGTGAATGCGTTAAGCGGCAGTCTTGTTCGTTTTTGGGGGGTGTCATATCAAAACTCCCATACATCAACGGCACGCTCAAACTTTACCACTCTAATTTTCAGCTTCACGTCTTTGCTCCTTTACCATTTATTGCTGTCCTTACACTCATCGCAAATATCACCTTCGATACAGTCCCGGCAAAGTATCCTGCCGCAAGCTGAACATTCCATTATCTCGTCATCATCGTCAATTTCTACCTTTTTCCCGCAACCTTCACACTCAATGTATTCGATCTTGGCCGTTGGTTGTGGTGAACTGTATGGCCCGTCTAGGGGGCAGGTGTCGTAGCTTTGTAAGGCGGCGTTATTGCGTTGTTCTTTGTCCATTGTTTGTTTCCCATCTGGAGTTGCCATCAGGTTTTCACCACGGGAATTAAGTTGTCAAATATACAGCGGCCGGTCTCTCCCGGCTTGTCACGACTTTGTTATTTGGATGGTCGGATGCCGTTCCCACTGACCAAGCTCCCCGGCAGGATTCGAACCTGCAACTTTTCCCGCGAGGGAATGCTTTACTTAAGCGACGGGGAGCGTCTTCAAATGTTGGAGGTCAATAGCCCATAATACACCTCCTTTCTTATTCTGTTTT